CCCTTTGCAGAATATGGATATACTCCATTTCATGGGTTGGGTTCTATAAAGTTACAAGGTAAATCAGATATTAAATGCTTTTCAACAGACCAATTTTATGATAAACATAGAAAAGATTATGCTGAAAAGTATTTAGAAATGGTTAAAACTTGTGATATTGTAGATATGGAATTATATTCTATTGCTCAAGTTTGTTCTCATTATAACAAATTGTTATATTCATTTAAGTGGGTAAGTGATGATGGTGATTCATCAAAATGGGAAGAAAACGCTAAAAAAGGATTTGAAAATTTTAAGTTAACAATAAAAGAATTATTTACAGATGGCAAAAACCTTATTTGACCACATAAAGGCTATTACTCAATCTCAAGACCCTAACTATTTTGATAAGTTAGAAGAAGGGGATTTAAAGACATGGAGTAATTACATGATTCATAGATTTCTATCAATGAATGCTGATTGGATTACAACCATAGCAGATTTACAACCTTATACAGAAAGATTAAAACCAGAACAATTATATCTAACTCTGATTGGTATAATTCCAAAAGGTAGACATTATTTAAAGTATATAAAAGGTAAAAAAACTGATAAATATGAATCTTGGTTAGTAGATTTAGTAAAAGAAGATTTTCAATGTTCAAGTAAAGAGGCAGAAGAATATTGTGAAATACTCTATGCAACAAGAGAAGGAAGAGAAAACATAAAATATATTTGTGAGAAGTATGGTATTGATAAAAAACAAATAACCAAACTTAAACTCAAAATATAGGAGGATGAACCGATGTCAGATAAAAGTAAAAAAACACATTGTATTTTACCTTACATGCATTTATATGCTGAACCAACTGGTTTAGTAAAACCTTGTTGTATAGGTGGTGAGTTTGAAGATAAACTCAGTTTAAGAGATTTGAGTGTAGAAGAAGCAATAAATTCACCTCAAATGAAACAACTCAGAAAAGATATGAGTGAAGGAATTCGTAACTCTGTCTGTATGGTTTGTTACGAGAGAGAAGATAGAGGAGAAACTTCACCAAGAGAAAATTTTAACAAAAATACTTTATGGAAAATGCCAAAGGTAGGAAAAGATTTTTCTGTACCTAAAGATGCATTACAACATATCGATATTAGATTTTCTAATTTATGTAACTTTAAATGTAGGATGTGTAATCACACATTCTCTTCAGAGTGGTATAAAGAAATACCTTTAGTAGAGAATCCACATGATGATGAAATAAGAACAAAAGAATATTACGATTATTGGAAACAAAATAATCCTAAAAAAGTTATCAAGGCTAAAGAAGGTATTGTAGAGGAACTAAAACCATTTCTTCCCAGCGTTAAGAGTTGGTATTTTGCAGGTGGTGAACCACTTATAACACCAGAACATTCTGAATTATTAAATTACTTACACGAAACAAAACCAACAATAGATATTTGGGGTAGGCAAAAGAAAGATGTATCTATTCACTACAATACAAACTTATCAATACTAAGATTTGAAAAATATAACTTTTTAGATATTTGGTTTGATTTCAATAAAGTATTCTTATCAATATCTTGTGATGGAATAGGGGAGATTGGTGAATATCAAAGGACAGGGTTCAAAACAGATGTATTTATTAAAAACCTCAAAGAGATAAAGAAATATTTCCAACCAGCAGATAGTGAAACACAAGAGGTTGGATATGGATATAATTTTCAATACACTACAACAATATATAATGTTTTTCATATATGGGATTTTTACAAATTTATGTTAGATGAAGGATATATTGAACACGAAAGAAACATAGATTTTTATTATGCATGGGCACCAAGAAGGTCAGCGTTAAAATATTTACCTGAAGCTGATAAACCAAGAGTTGTTGAATATCTTACTGATTTACTTACTAAGTTCAAAGAACCTACTACAATAAATAAAATTGAATCAATGATTGCCTTTACAAAAGAACAACCAGATGAACATTTCTTAAGATATGAAAGAGACCAACTTATTAAAGAAAATGCAAGGTTAGATGAACTTAGAGGTGGAAAACAGATGAAAGATATAAATGGTATGGATTGGATGAAAACTTATAAGGCACCAATTGGTTCACCGATTTGGAAAAAACAACAAGAACTAAAAGGATTTAAAAACTTTGGTGATAAGAAGGATAATGATGGTAATCCTATCTATAAACCACCAATTGGTTCAGATGGTTGGAAAGACGAAAAAGACGAAAAAAAGTTGTTTTAAATTTGGTAATCTCAAATATTTTTCGTATATTAGCTATATATAAAAATCATTAAATGGGTAGAGTATCTTTTTCTCAATATAATATGTGGAATTCTTGTCCACAACAATACAAACTAAATTATATAGATAAGTTAGGTGAAAGTTCAGGTAACATTCACACAATCTTTGGTACGGCAATGCACGAAACCATTCAACACTTTTTGGATGTAATGTATAATGTAACAAAGAAACAGGCCATGTCAATCGATTTGGATTTGTTACTGAAGGATAAACTTATAGAGGCATTTAACAAAGAAAAGAAAAAACAAGGTGATAGATTACCTACTACACAAAAAGAATTAGAAGAGTTCTTTGGTGATGGTAGACAGATTCTAAAGTTCTTCAAATCCAAATTAGCCAAATGGTACTCTAAGAAGAATCAAAAGTTAGAGGCTATTGAGTTGATGTTAAATTCTGAGATTAAACCAAATGTACATTTTATTGGTTATGTTGATATTGTACTTAGAGATACCTATGACAATTCAATTATCATTATTGATTTAAAAACATCAACTAGAGGTTGGAACAAATATCAGAAGGCTGATAAGATAAAAACTTCTCAGATACTTCTATACAAAAAAATATATTCAGATAAGTATGGAGTACCTATGGATAAAATTAAGGTAGAATTTCAAATACTTAAAAGAAAAATAAATGAGGATTATGAATTTCCTATTCCTCGTATATCATCATTTGTACCAGCAAATGGTAAACCTTCCATCAACAAAGCTTGGGGTGGGTTTATGAATTTTATCGAATCAGTTTTCGATGAAGATGGTAAACATATATTAGATGGTAATTACTTTACTAATAAAGGTAAACCATGTGATTGGTGTGAATTTAAACAAAGGGGACTTTGTTCTGCATGGAATTAATACCTGTTTTATATTTATTTATATATTTATATATGAACATAAAATAGGAGAGTTATGGCAAACACAAAACTTACAACAGTAAAAATATTGACAGATGTATATTCTAAATTTAAAAAAATATCATTTGATTCAAATATTACTTTACAAAAATTAGTAAATCGTTCTTTAAACAAATATGTTGAGAACGAAGATTTCAGAGATGAAATCAATAATTATGGAGAACTACAAATTAGTGGTTCACAATTTTAAATAAAGGTTAATTTAAATAAAGGTTAATGGCAAAAAAGAAAATTCTACTGTTATCAGATGACTTAAGAATGACATCTGGTATCGCAACAGTATCCAAAGAATTTGTTAGTGGTACAATGGATAGGTTTCATTGGATTCAATTGGGAGCTGCAATAAAACATCCAGACCAAGGAAAAGAAATTGATTTGGGTGAGGATATGAGGAGGTTAACAGGCATCGATGATGCATCATTAAAAATCGTGCCTTGGACAGGGTATGGAGATGCAAATATTCTGAGACAGTTAATAATGAGGCATCAACCAGATGCAATTTTACACTTTACAGACCCAAGATATTGGAGATGGTTATACGAAATAGAGGCGGAAGTTAGAGAAAATATTCCGATTCTATTTTATCACATTTGGGATGATTTACCAGACCCAGAGTATAATAGAGATTACTACGAAAGTTGTGATTGGTTAGGATGTATCTCAAGACAAACATATGGTATTGTCAGTAGAGTTGGTAAACTAGATACTGGTACTAATATTCCACTAGAAGATTGGCAAGTAGATTATGTACCACATGGTATCAATTCAAATATCTACAAACCAGTTGAAGTTCCAAAAGAGTTTAAAGATAGATTAACTTTAGAAGAAGATTTTGAATACATTGCATTTTGGATGAATAGAAACATTAGAAGAAAACAACCATCTGATGTAATTTGGGCATTCGAAAAGTTTAGACAAAAATTACCTAAAGAGAAGCAAGATAAGGTTTGTTTAATAATGCACACAAATCCAGTTGACCAGAATGGTACAGATTTAACAAAGGTACAGCAAAAGATTGCACCTGATGCTAAAATTATATTTTCAACTGAACGAGTTGACCAAACAAAATTAAATTGGATTTATAATGTTGCTGATGTTACAATTAACATTGCAGGTAATGAAGGATTTGGATTAACAACTGCTGAATCAATTATGG